TGTTCCAGGGGGGGAATCTTGCCTTTAGAAACCCGCCGGGTTTAAGGACGCGGATAATCTCGTTCATCATCGAAACGAAGTCTTCACAATGCTCAAGGAAGTCGAAGGCGACTATTTCATCGGCTGAATCGCAGTCAAAGGGCAATCCCTTGCGCAAGTCGTGAATCACATCCGGTTTGCAGTCGGCATTGAAGTCGATGTTGATATAACCGGACTGTCGTTTGTGTCCGCATCCAAGATTTATTTTACGGTTATCCATTTGAAGCTCCCTTCCCAATTAAAGTCCACGTTCAATTCACAGTAGGTCACTCGTCTCGGCACTCCGAAGCAGGGGTATCGCTTGCGGACGAACAACAGACGCCCCCTATCGACGAACACGAACCAGTTGTGGTCTCTTCGCCCGAACATCAACTCAGCCTGGGGAGTTGGGAACGATATTATCCCGGCCTTTGCAATCCTGATAAGTTGCGTACAGGCCGCGTCGGGGTCGTTAACGTGCTCGATCACGTGATGACAGCGGGCGTAGTCGAACTCCTTGTCCTGGAACATTCCCATCGACTCCATCGGACAGAGAACGAACTTGCCGGGCATAGGAGTTCTCGGCAGATTCACGTCCGTATAAACGTCGTAGCCCTTTGCGGGTCTTTTGCCGTCGCCACTGCCAATATCAATTCGTTTCAGTTTCACTTCGTTACTCATTTGTTATTCTCCTTATTCTTATTAGGGTATATTTGTATTTCTTGCTTCGTTCCAGTTCTTGAGGTCGTCCTTGCCTATTTTCTGTCCCTCCGCCCTGTGCATCGCCCGGACTTTCGGCATTAGGATTGCGATGTCCCTGTCTAAGTCGGCTTTGATTTTAACGTCCTGGGAAAGCGGGATAACGAGTTCTCTCGCGCCACTGAGGATGACAAGTTGCTTGAACATGGGCGACCACAGGTCGGGGTCCGTTATCTTTGCTATGTACCGCATATAGCAGGTGGAGTAGTCCCAGAGCAGTTTATCGCCTTCGATCTCGTAGCTGGCGGTAGTAGAGCCGTCCGTTGTCCCACTATCGTCCCACACTGAAATCCGTCTGAGGTAATCGCTCGGCAGTTGGAACATATAGTCCCACTGGAAGGCGGGCGTACCGACACAGGCAAGTTTTTCGCGTTTCTTTGCGAAGGGCCAGATATAACTTTGCAGGAGGCTGTCCCTGACATGTTCGAGGTACAGCCTGCACCACACAGTTTCCATGTCCGGCTCGGTCGTATCGTCGAAGCTGGCGATTCTTTTTGAGCCAAATCTGCCAAGCATCATATTTGCGATGTCCGTATTTGTTGTCGCCATTTTAGCACCTACCTAAAAAAATCGAGGGGGGTAGCACGAAGCCGACCCCCCCCAACATTGAAAGGACCTTAACCGGAGCGTTAATCCAGATTTAAGTCCACAATCGCAACCTCGCCAGCTGTAGCGATATCCCTTGCGATTCCCCATTCCTGGTCGCTATGCGCCCCGATAGGGCCGCACGCACCGGCTACGGCGGGCGATGCCGGATAGCCGACAGGCTCGCCGATAACGAGGGTATCGCCGGTATCGACGTACAGAGGGGTAGGGCCGCCCGTTTGCAGCCAGCACCAGTAGTTCTTCGTAACCGCGATAAGCGGTACGCCGGTCGGTCTTTCGGCTGCTGTGGTCGGTATAACAACTACGTCCCACCAGGCGTTCTTTACGAACGTCAATTCAGAAGTGGCGTCGAGCGCCGTCCTGAGCGGAGAGTCGAGCAGAACCCGCATAAGGGTATCCGTAGTCGAAACCTTATTGGCTATGACCTTGTAGATGTCCCCTATTCCGGTCGCCTTATTGACGACCATCCAGCCGCCCGCCAGCTCGTCCTCGACCAGTGTGATTCCCGTCGTAATATCGACGATAATCTCCTGGTCTCCTTCGTCTGTGGATGTGCCGGATGTGTTCTGAAGCTCTTCGACCAGTCGGGAGTCGTTGCCCTCGGCCTGCGTCATGTACGCTTTTGCAAGCGCCGTTCCGCCGGCCCTTGCGTACCGGAACTTTCGTCCGTCCGCATATTCGAGCAATGTGCCCGGCTTGTACTTCTGAGCTGCCGATTCTTCATAAATGCCCTGCAAAGGCTGGTTTATATCTCCGAGCAGGATTCCCTTCTCGAAAATAGGCTCTGAAAGCTGGAATCCAGCTTCAAGTGTAGTTCCCATAACAAAACTCCTTATGCAACCTTATTGAGGCATTCGTGAACCTTAACACCTTCCAGTCTAACCGCGCCTAAAGTCATGCGCGAATAGACCTGGATCATGTAACGCTTGTCCGCACGCTCGTCAACGCGGTTGAAAACATCCTCCCAGGACGCGAGGATGATTCCATCCTGCGCCCAGGCAATGCTTCGATAGCCGGTCTCGGTAGCCGCATCTTTAGTGATGCGGTTCGATTTTACCCAGTTGAATCCCATGAATTCACCTGGCTTACCGTTGACCAATGCCTTGACGGTGTTGAAATCGGAGCTGCCGACCTCGGTTATATCGAGCATATCGTATATGTCTTTGGGTCGAACCGCCCAATGCCTGGGGATAAGCTCGTCAACATCGGCGTCGTCGAAAATCTGCGCCATCAGAAGCATTTTCGCCAGCGATATATCGACTATCGTTGCAACTGCGGCAAGTGTGCCGAGGGTGGTAGCCGTGCCGTCTCCGTTAATACTGATCGACTCGCTTTGGAAAGTGACGGCAGTTGTGCCTTCCTCTCCGCAGTAAGCGGTTCCGAGCGCGGCGGCGATAATCTTGTCGTCGGTGTCTTTACCGAGCTTTCTCGCCTGCACCGTTCCGTAAGCGCTTTGAGGGTCGATCATCATCTGGAGCTTATCGAGGTGATCCAAAGGCGTATTGGTATCAATCGAAGTGAGAGCTACCCTTCGCTTTGTATGCGGAGCCTCGTTAAGCGGCGTATCGCCGTGTCGCGTTGTGATTTCCTGCGATTCTACCTCTCCGAGCCGGTCGTAGTAGGCTTCTTTGGCCCCCTTGACGGTCTCTCTTCGGCAACGCGACGCGAGTTTGGACATGCGCTGCATACTGAGAATGTACAGTTGTGGGCCGTACTTCTTAGCAAAACTTGTCTCTATAGTAGAGTCCATGTATGCACCTCATGTAAGAATTTAAGATTCCGCGATAGCGACCGCCCCGACCGCCGGGATCGCATCTTCATTTTGAGTCTGATAGACTGCGGACCTTATCGGCCTCGATTCTGTTTCTGACAGCAACGGAACGAGGCATTTCGGCCACCCGCCGCCTAAGCGCCGTATCTTCTGGCTTGCTCTTCGGCCTTTATATTTTCGTTGGTTATTCTGTCGATTTCTTCAAGTATTTGTTTGTGCTTGAACGGGTTAGTGTCGCTCAACAGCTTGCCTTCGGCATCGGGTATCATAAATCCCGGCGTCATGCGAAGTTCGGCAAGCCGCTTTTCGTTTTCTTTCGGAGTCGAGCCGGTAAGTTGGCCTATCAGGACCTTATGCTCGACGAGTTTGGCTCCGGCATCCGAGCAGAACTCGATAAAGTCCGGGTCGTTACCGAATTTTCCGAGGATACGCATCTGTTTGCTTGGATCGTCTTTGCACATCTCGGAGACCATCCTGTTAGACAGGTGCATTCTCTCGTCGTATGCCCCGCCGAATCGTTTGTGCAAGTCCTTGATTGCATCTTCGCGTTCTTTGGCCAGTGCTTCGTCGTCGCCCTTGAGCAGTTCGATTGTGTTTTGTATTTCGTCCTGCATGTACCCTGCAAACTGCTCCTGGGTAGCGCCGAGTTTGTGCGCAAGCGCCTTTGCCTTGTCCATCCGGTCTTTGGTGAAGATTTCGCCCAGGTCTTTCGGGACTTCCACCTTGTAGTCGGCGGGCGTCTTGGGCCTGCCGATAGCGTCGAAGAAGGCGCTCTTCTCCTGGTCTGTGGCGTTGGGGCCGGGCACAACGACTTTATCCCGGCCTATCATCTTGTTGGCGTTAACGAGTTGCTTGATAGCGTTGGGAAAGTCGGTAACAACATCGAGCGACTTATCGCCCCGAATATCTTCGGGCAGGCTGTCACGCCAGTTTTTGCTGAATGCGCCGGTATGATCGACGAGCGGCGAAGGTGTCGGATTTGATTGCTGGTCTGTCTGTTGGTCTGTGTCCATTTGTTACTTCTCCTTAGACTGGTTCTGTTGTGCCTATCGCCCGTGTTTGCATATCTGCGTTCGGGTCGATTGTGAGCATTTTGTATATGTAGAGCAGGACGCTTCGCTGCCCTTCGAGGTAGAGCATCAGGTCTTTATCCAGTTTCGGATTGACCTCTTTTGCCGAGCGGTCGAACAGGATACACTTTTTTCTCAGGTCGTCTAAAACGGACTTTCCGTACTCCGAGAGAAAGGTAAGGCGGTATTCGGTTACGAGTTGCCTTTTCTTGCTACGCATTTTTTCTCCTCTTTCGTTTCAGGGCGCGGACGTACTTCTTCTTCGAGTTTGGATGCACGCCGGTAATTTTGCCGGAATTAGCCGATGCGTAGAATACCCGCTCGCCACGTTCGTTTCCGTACTGGCGTTTCATATTAGCCAGAATCTTGCGTCCTTTTGCCGTTAAGGGCATAGTTTAAGCCTTTCCAAGTATGCTAAATTCGATTTCTGCGTCGGTAGCGTCTGCGTCGATAGTCATACCGGCGTTGACATCCGGGTTTACGGGTATGGCGTAGGCTTCGCCCTCGTTGATAACGAGCACGGCGGTCGTCGAGTTGAAGGTCGTAGTGCCGGCGGTATTTGGCTTGATGTAGATAGTACCGGAGATCGACTTGATCCAGACACAGAATATCTTGGGAAGGGCGATAAAGGTGGTGGCCGTAAAGAGTTGGTATGCGGTCGTTCCAGCCGTTGCCAATATGACAGAGCCTTCTATGTGCTTGACCGGCACGGTCAGGGCCTTTGAGTTCGGTTTCTTGACGGTGCTTCCGAGTCCCGTTATCGTCAGATTGCATTCAAGCGTAGCTTCACCAGCCATATCGTTATCCTACCAAAGCCTTCTGTACCTGTTCCGCCGGGCTGCCCTCTTCCGGCTTATCCTTGGCGTTTCTATATGCCTTCGAGCCTTGTTCGAGCATTTGTGCCTGCATTTGGGCCTCTGCAAGTTTCTGCCTATCGGCTCTGATCTGAGCGATCTGGTACTTGGACCGGAGCAGTTCGGTCTTAACGCCAAGATTCTCGCCAAGCGCAAAGGCTGCCTTATCGTAATCGAGGTTGTCCTTAACGCCGGGGTATATCGGTTCCATTTCGCCGAGTGAGACGATGTACCGTTCGAGCGCCCGGGTCTGTTGATCACGCAGGGCAAGGGCAAGAGGCCCGATATATTCGATTTTGAATCTTCCCCCTTGTGAAAGTTCCGGCGGCGGGGGCGGCAGTACGCCGTTGCGTATGAGCAGCAGGAATGACCTCGATATTTGCACGTCGAAAAATTCGGTAAAGAGCCGTCCGATAGGCTTGGAGAGTTTTCTTAGGCCCTCTCTTATCCGCTCATAGATTTCGACGGTCGTTCTTCGGTCGCCGGTAAGTTGGGAAAGTTGTTCAAAGGTATTTTTGAAGTATATCTGCTGGAGTCGTTGCGTTCGGTACTCGATCCAGTCCTTTCCGAGCGGCATCTGGCCGCGTGCTGATAAGTCAATGCCTTTGATTGTGCCCAGCTCGACGACATGGTTGATAGCGTCGGGTGAAATATCCACATCCCCGTCGAAACTTTCGAGCACTTCGAGCGGCGGTTTTACCCATCGTTCCGTAGCCTCGTCGTAGTTCTTGGTGGCCCTGTTAAGCGTTCTGGCCGCTCTGAGGGCTATTGCGCCTTGCCCCCTCCCGTACACTTCCCCGAAGATAACGCGGTATCTGGGTACGGCGAACGGGAATTCGGGGTATCCGCCCTCTTCGATTGTATGTTCGTCGGCTTCGGCCACATAAACGGACTGGTACGGCATGTTTTTCGCATTCAACATGCCGTATTCCCTATCTTCACGCGGTCGGATGACCTGGATAATGTTGAATTTGTCGTTTCTGGTTTCTTCTTTTTCGTAGGCTTTCTGAATACTCTCGCCCACGTTTTCGATTTTGAATTCCTGGACGCACTGCCTTGCGGTCTTTTCGATTGTCAGGATAATGGTGTCGATTATTCCCTGTGCGTTCTCCATGCACTGCCACATTCCGATCCCGTAATCCCGGAAGTTAAGCCCGGTTTTAACCGTCCACTCGGAGTATTGGGCGGCCATCCCGAATTGCAGCCACATGAGCAACGACATATCCGTTTGCTGGAGGAAGTTGCTGTTGGCCAACTCTTCGTGGAGGGCTTCGGTAGCCATCCCGAAGTA